GCATCACGGCCGCGTCCATTGCGACCGGGGCAATCGACGCGGATGCGATCGCAGCGGACGCGGTGGCAGAAATCCAGGCCGGGCTCTCGACGCTCGACGCTGCCGGGGTGAGGAGCGCGGTCGGGCTTGCGGCGGCGAACCTTGACACGCAGCTTTCCACGATCGACGACTTCCTCGACACCGAGGTCGCCGCGATCAAGGCGAAGACGGATCAGTTGACCTTCACCGTGGCGAACAAGGTGGACTCCAATGTGACGAACGTCACCGGAATCGCGGTCACGGGATCGGGCACCGAGGGCGATCCGTGGGGACCGTAAATGGCATCCGCATGGGGTGTTTCGTGGGGCTCGTCCTGGGGTGTTTCGTGGGGCTCGTCCATTACGCCTCCGGTTCCATCTTCCGGACCTGGCGGCGGGGGCGGTCGGGCGTGGTACGGCCCCGCCAACTGGCGCAGGAAACGCAAGCAGGACGAGTTGTTCGAGTCGATCGCCTCCACGATTCGTCGAGTGCTTTCAGGAGAGCATCCGCAGGATGAACCCGTTGTCTCTATTCCTGCATTGGTTGTCGTCGCGCCTACCCGCGAATCCGTTGACGCCGCGCTCGAACAGCTCGCACGGATCGCCAGCGAAACCCGCGACCATGCTGAAAGCCTCAGAATTCTCAGGCGCCAAGCCGAAGAATGGTTTGCGCGGAAGCGCAGGGAAGAGGAAGACGACGAGGACGAGGAGATGATGTTCCTATGAGCGACTACGAGTGGAAAGACTGGTACTTGGACTTCCACGGCTACGTGCTGGGCACTCCCGAGGCCGAGGAAGCGTGGAAGCGAAAGGTCGAAATGATGGAGCGCCCGATCAAGGCGCCGATGGCGTTCGTCCAGAGGGACATCTGCTATGACTCGCCGATCGACGGGCGGCACATCACTTCAATGGCCGCCCGCAAGGAAGATCTCGCCAGGTCCGGGTGCATAGAGTACGATCCTGGAATGAAGCAGGACGCAGAGCGCAGGGCGAAGGAGGCCGAGGCGGCGACCGAGCGGGCTGTTGATGAAACGGTCGAGCGCGAATTCGCCACGATGCCTTCGCGCAAGAAGGAGAAACTCGCCGCCGAGATCGAGGGCGGCCTGGAACCCATGGTCGAACGAAGGAGCGTGTGATGGACCCCGAAAACACCGGCGACACCGGAATCGACATCGAAGCCGCAGCCGCAAGCATCGGCGCGAACCTGTTCAAGGAGTCAGAACAGGACGAAGCCGCCCCGGAAGACGTCCAGGCGAGTCAGCAGCATCCGGAGACCGAGGTCGCCGCAGCCTCGGACCAACCAACCACCCCGTCGCGCCCCGCGCCGAAGGCATGGCCCAAGGAAATGCACGACAAGTGGGGCACGCTCTCGCCGGAAGTGCAGGACTACCTTGAAGTCCGCGAGAAGCAGATGCTCGACGGACTCGAGCAGTACAAGGAGCATTACGGCTTCGGCAAGTCCATGCGCGACGTCGTGATGCCATACAAGCCGATCCTGGACGCGCTTGGGCTCGACGAGCAGAAGGCTATCGGCTACCTCCTGAATGCCCACTACCGCCTCACGCAAGGCACGCCGGAGCAGCGGGCCGCCGCCTACCAGCATCTCGGGGAGAGCCTTGGACTCGTCCAGCGCAGCCAGTCCCAGGCGGACCAGGCGCTCCAGCCGTTGCTGGAGAAGGTGAGCCGTATTGAAAGCCAGTTGATCGAGAGAGAGAATGCAGCATTTGCCGAGGCCCGTTCGCGGATATCCCGGCAGGTCGAAGACTTCGCGAACGAAAAGGACGCGGAGGGCAATGCGAAGCACCCCTACTTCGATGATGTCGCCGACGACATCGTTGCGTTCATCGACAAGGGGATGGAGTTGAAAGACGCCTACGAGCGTGCGGTATACGCCAATCCGGCGACGCGCGAAAAGGAGTTCGCTCGGCTGCAAAAGCAGCGCGAGGAACAACTCCGCGCCAAGTCCAAGGAGGAAGCAGAGCGTGCCCGCAAGGCAACGTCGGCAAACGTCAGATCGCGGGACACCAAGCGAGCTCCTACAGAGAGCCTGGGCACGATGGACGACACGCTGCAAGAAACCTTGGCCGCAATCAGGTCAAGAACCCATTGAACCCATGAGAAAGGAATCCTGAAATGGCCTCTCCAAACAGCACCTTCACGGAACTGGTTTCGACCACGTTCCGGAAGCACCGCAAGGAGATCAAGGACAACCTCTCGAACCGGAACGCGCTCCTCAAGTACATGATGAAGCGGGGCAACTACCGGCGCGAGGACGGTGGTCTGACGATCGCCACGCCTCTCGACTACGCGACCAACGGCACCTACCAGCGGTATTCGGATTGGGACCTGCTCAACATCGCGGCGTCGGATGTGATCTCGGCTGCCGAGTACCAGTGGCGCCAGATCGCGATCAACGTGGTCGCATCCGGGCGGGAGCTTCGCATCAACTCGGGCGAGTCGCGCATCGTGAACCTGGCGAAAGCGAGGATCAAGAACGCGATCCGCACGTTCAACAACAACTTCTCGTCGGATCTGTACTCGGCGGGTTCGCTCACGAACCAGGTGAACGGCCTCCAGGCCATCATCGCGGATGTGAATACGAACACTGTCGGCGGCATCGACGCAAGCACTTGGTCGTTCTGGCAGAACACCGTGTACGACTTCTCGAACGAATCGGTGACGCCCAGCGCGACCACGATGGAGAGTTCCATGCTGAACCTGTGGCTCGACATCGACCGCGGACCCGATGACCAGCCGGACCTGATCGTGATGGACAACAACTACTACGCCTTTTTCGAGGGCGGCCAGACCTCGCTCAAGAGGTACACCGACCAGACGAAGGCCGACGGTGGTTTCGTCACGCTCAAGTACAAGAGTGCCGACGTGATCTTCGACGGCAACTCCGGCATCCCAAGCAACCACGCGTACTTCATCAACACCAATTACCTCGAGCTCGTCGTGCATCAGGACGCCGATCTTGAGGTGATGGACGACCTGCGTCCGGTGAACCAAGACGGCTCGGTCACTCCCATCCTCTGGATGGGGAACCTGTGCTGCTCGAACCGGAAACTCCAGGGCGTGATGATCGCGTAAAGGAGAACAGACCATGACTTACGCCGTTCACGATCTTGCAGGGGCGCAGCCGATCGCCGATACCTCGACTGTGCAGAAGCACCCGCTGGGCACCATCGTGCGGGCGACGGACGAAACCTACGGGCAGGGGGAGTTCATCTACCTGCTCGGCGTGGCGTCAACCGTAGTCGGCTCGCTGGCGAAGTACAACGCAACCACCTATCAGACGGTGCTTGTCACGGCGACTGCCATGCAAGCGGTTCCGGTGGCGGTCGCGATGTCAGCAAACGTGGGGTCGCAATATGGCTGGTATCAGATCAGCGGCAATGCCGTTGTGAAGAAGACCGCCGTAACGGTGACACCACAGGTGAAGCTCTACATTTCCGGCACCGCCGGTCGCGTGAAGGTGATCGCGTCCGCCGGCCTGGAAGTGGTGGGCGCAAGGAGCGCGAACCTGACGACCGTCACCTCCACGACATCGACCGTCGTGGTCACGATCGACAGGCCGCACCTCCAGTCGCAGATCACCTGAGGCAGCAACGGGAGACGGCGAGGGGCTTCGGCCCCTCGCTTCCCTCAAGAACAAGAGGGGCATCATGCTCAATATCGTCTGCGTCAACGCAGGGAACTACCTCGGCAGAGGCGCGGAATACGTCAACAATCTCTTTGACATGGTGGCCCGCAATCTGGCCGAGGGCTACGCAGGACGCTTCCTCTGCTTCACGGACGATCCCAGCGGACTCGATCCTCATATCGGGTTCCGCGAGTTGCCCAATGGCCTCATGGGGTGGTGGAACAAGCTCTACTTGTTCAGCCCTGGATTGTTTGAAGACGGCGACAGGGTCCTGTATTTCGATCTAGACACCGTCATCACCGGTCGCCTGGACGAGATTGCCGCCTACTCGGGAGAGTTCGCCATCCTCAAGGATTTCTTCCGCCAGCAGGGATGGGCCTCGCACGAATTGCCGTTGCAATCCGCCGTGATGGCCTGGGCCGCTGGAACGAACACGAATCTCTGGACCGACTATATGGACAGCGGATTCCCGACCATTCCCGGAGGAGATCAGGCGTGGATCGCCTCGCGAGACCCGAAGGTTGAATTCTGGCAAGACCTGTTCCCCGGACTATTCGTCTCCTACAAGGTGACGGGCGGCGCTGTGCCAAGCAAGGCAAGTGTCGTTTGCTTCCACGGTGAACCGAGGCCGCATCAAGTCACGACGGGCTGGGTGCCGAAGGTGTGGGAGAAGGGCGGAATCACTCGCGCGGATCTCGACGTGATCTGCAACACCGAGCGCGAGGTCTACATGGCGAACGTGCGCGAGAACTGCAAGCTTGACTTGCCGTGGTTCGACTTCGCCCCCAAGCACAATCGGCAGGTCGCGATCGTAGGCGGCGGGCCGTCCGTGAAGAATGCGCTCGAGGAGTTGCGGTATCGGCAGTCGCTCGGGCAGGAAATCTGGGCGCTCAATGGGGCATTCGCGTGGCTCTCCGAAAACGGCGTTAGGCCGACGGCGCACTTCATCATTGATGCCCGACCCGAGAATGCGGCATTCCTTCGCCCGACGAAGGGCGTGAAATACTACATCGCCTCGCAATGCCACCCCAGCCTGTTCGATGCGCTGGATGGATGCGATGTCATGGTCCTGCACCTGCTCACGGACGGGATGTTCGAGTTCCTGAGCGGCTTCGACACGACGAAGCCTACGCATCTGCTCGGTGGAGGGACGACCGTGGGCCTTAAGGCGATGCTTGCGGCGTTCAAGCTTGGCTTCCGGGCGATCCATGTCTACGGAATGGACTCGTCCTATGACGGCGCCGACCACCACGCCTATCCACAGGCCCTGAATGACAGAGAGCGCACGCTTGACGTGATCTGCGGAGAGCGCAGCTTCAAGTGTGCGCCCTGGATGATTACCCAAGCGACCGACTTCCAGACGCTGGTCGAGCAGATCATAGGCGTGGACGGGCTTGTCACCGTCAATGGGACTGGGCTCATCCCGCAACTGGCTCGCGACATGATGCTCAATCCGCCCGTTGTGGCGGCTGACGTGCGAGCCGCGGAGATACTCGCTCGCATCAACGGGACGCCGAATCCGAAGGTGGCAGAGCTCGGGGTCTTCGCCGGTGATCTCTCCCTGCGGTTGCTCGCCTCCCGCAAGGATCTCCACCTGGTGATGGTGGACAAGTGGGACTCGAGCGCATTCCTGGACAAGAACGACCACAACTTTCATGCGAGGCTATCCGCAAGCCAGCAGGACGAATACGCGAGGTTCGCGGCGGAGAGGACGGAGGAGTTCGCGGACCGCAGGCAGATCATCAGGTCACTGACGGTCGAGGCAGCATCCGCATTCGATGATGGAGAGTTCGACGGCGTTTTCATTGACGCCGACCATAGCTATGAGGGCTGCCGGCGCGACATAGAGGCATGGTTCAGAAAGGTGAAGCCCGGCGGATGGCTGATGGGTCACGACTACGAGAACCATTCGGTTCCGGAGGGTAAATTGTGGGGGGTTGAAACCGCCGTCAATGAATTCGCACAGGCGCGAGGCTACAACGTCGAGCTTGGAGAGAACTACACCTGGTTCATTCGGATACCGGAGGCAGCATGAGCAATATCATCGCGGACGTGATGGAGCGCAAGGAAATCCAGGCATACGTGACCTTCCACAAGGTCGCGGTGGAGGACACGAAAGAGAGCAAGCGCCGCGGATACTACGTGGCCCGCGACGTCGATTATGTCCATGTCACTCCCCCCTACTCGAAAGACGTGGTGAAGTTCAAGGTCGAGACGTGGATGGAGAGCATGAAACGGGACGTGACATTGGGCAAGCTTCCCAAGTCCTGGTACGACTCCTACATGGAGCAATACGCGGCGTGGCAGAAGGGCCAGGAAATGCCGCTCAAGGGGACACCCATTCGCGGGTGGGGCCTGATCTCGCCGGCGCAGCAGGAAACGCTTATTCGCATGAATATCCTCACGGTGCAGGACCTGTGCCGCGTGAACGACGAAGGCATCCGTCGCATCGGCATGGGGGCCGTGGATCTCAAGAATAAAGCGCTTGCTTGGCTCGCGCAGATCGAGGACAAAGGCCCGCTTGCGATGGAGAATGCCGACCTCAAGAAGCAAATCGGCATCCTGGAGAACCAGGTCGCCAAGCTGGAGGAGATCGTCGCGGGCCTGAGAAAGCAGGTGCGTGAACTGGAAGATCCGACTCCAATGGTGCTCACCGAGAAAGGCGAACTGCTGCCGGACGTGCCGGATTTGAAGGAGTAACGCCATGTCGATGCTCACCGTCATTCAGTACGTCTGCCGCCGGCAAAACATCCCGGTTCCCAATACCGTCGCCGGATCGACGGACAAGCAGGTAATGCAACTGCTTGCGCTGCTCGAGGAGGAGGGCAACGACCTGGCGCAGCGCGGACCGTGGCAGGGAATCACGCTTGAAGCGTCGCATACGACGACTGCCGCTGAGGATCAAGGCGCGATCACGTCGATCGCCACGAACGGCTTTCGCTACATCAAGAACAACACGATCTGGGACCGTAACGACAGGCTTCCGGTCCTTGGGCCGATGGACTCGGTCGAGTGGCAAGCCATGAAGGCGGTGGTGACGACCGGGCCGCGCTACCGCTTCCGCATTCGCGGGGGGCGTCTCTTGGTCAACCCGGCGCCTCCGGCAAGCCATTCGTGGTACTTCGAGTACGTCTCGAAGAACTGGATTCTCAGCGCCTCGGGCACGGACTACAAGCAGTATTTCACGCTGGACAACGATACGATCCTGCTTCCGGAGGAGCTCGTCATTGCCGGGCTTCGCTGGCGGTGGCTGCGCGAGAAGGGCATGGACTATGCCGAGTTGTTCAACATCTACGAATCCCAGGTGAAGAACGCGCTCGGTCGCGACGGCGGCAAGCCTGTCCTGAACATGGACCTGGTCGGATGGCAAGGACCGAGACCTGGCATCTGGGTGCCTGATGGGAACTGGAACCTGTGAGCGGTGAACGAGTCCGCACCAAGTCAGGAACGCCGGTTGCGTCCGACTTCGCGGATTCCATTGGCACGCCCATCGTCGTCGATGAATCTACAGGGAACTGCTACGTCCTGGTCGGCTCGACGATCACGCTTATCGGCGGTCCGAACGCGGTACTTACGCCGACTACTCTTTCCGCGAGTTCGGATGTGTCTGGAGGCAAGATCTACATCGTCACCGCGAACTCAGTCACGGCCACGCTGCCGGCTTCGCCCACGCATGGGGACAATATGTTTTTCGTGAGCCACACAGCAACCGTGACCGGGTTCACTGTTGCCCGCAACGGCAACACGATCATGGCGCTTGCAGAGAACCTGTCGGCGGACAGCTCCATGCACTTCGCCTTCGGACTCATCTACAACTCTGCGACAACTGATTGGCGGCTCTTGTGAGTACCCTGTCCCAATTCCTGTTGCCGCCGTCGCTGCTGGTGCCCACAGTCTCACAGGATGTAGGAAGCGACGAGGCTACTGGATTCGGCGCGGCAGCGATCTGGACGGAGTTCGCCGGGCAGTATCTCCCGACCACGTTCACGACGACCAACAACGTCTTGCAGACGGCCCTGTCCTATACCGGCAAGGGCACGCTGCTTCGCCTGGTTGCGGTGGCCCAGGTGGCGGCTGCCACTTCGACTGCTGCCGGAGTGAACATCAAGGTGACGATTGACGGAACCGTGGTGTACACGAACACGACGGCGGTCACGGCCAACAACAGGATGCGCTGTATCGTCGGATCAATGCACATTGTTGATCCGACGCCCAGGCTCGGCACAGCCGATGATCCGGTCGGCTGGGCGTTTCATTCCAGCCTCCTAATCGAAGCGGCGAGCGTCACGTCCGGACAGGGAATCACGGTCGGGTGGAGAGTAGGGAAGAAGCGATGAGGATACCAGCCAGACAAAAAGGCAATGTTGCTCGGGGACAGGTGGCGAGCACCGTCACGCTGCCCCCCCCGGTCGGCGGCTGGAACGCTCGAGACGCGCTTGCCAACATGAAGGCGACCGATGCTGTCGATCTCGAAAACTGGTTTCCGGAGACGTCCTACCTCTCGATCCGCGGCGGCTACGCAAGCCATGCGACCGGGATGACAGGCAATGGCAAGACGCTGGCGGTCTACAACGGGCTCAACGGAACAAACAAGATGTTCTGCCTCACGGCGAGCGGCACGTATGACGTGAGTTCGGCTGGAGCCGTTGGCTCATCTGCGGCGGCGCGGACAAACGGCAAGCATCAATGGGTGATGTTTGGTGACGGCTCCGCTAACTACCTGGTTCTATGCAACGGCGTGGACAAGCCCCTGTACTTCGACGGCACGAATTGGGTGGCAGTCGATGGCGCCTCGAGTCCAGCCATCACTGGCGTCACGACCACCGACCTGATCGCTCCATTCGTCTCCAAGGGGCGACTCTACTTCATCCAGAAATCGTCGCTCTCGATCTGGTATCTGGCAGCGGGGGCTGCAGGCGGTGCGGCCACAGAGTTCGACCTCTCCGGCGTGGCGAAAAAGGGAGGTTACCTGATGGCGGGAGCCACTTGGACCGTTGACGCCGGGGACGGCCCGGACGACCGGATCGTGTTCGTGACCTCGGAGGGCGAGGCGATCATCTATGCCGGCACCAATCCCGGCAGCGCGGCGGCCTGGGAACTTGTCGGCGTGTACGACATCGGCAAGCCGCTCGGGAGGCGCTGCCTTCAAAAGTACGGCGGCGACCTGATCGTCTTGACCCAGAATGGCGCGTTCCCACTGTCCTCGGCATTGCAGTCGGCGACGATCGACTACAAGCTCGCCTTGTCCTTCAAGATCGAAAACGCCTTCACCGAGGCTGCCCGCAGCTACGGAAGCGCATTCGGTTGGGAGGCCATGATCTATCCGGCCAGGTCGGCCTTGATCGTCAACATCCCTATCGCCGAGGATGGCGACCATGAGCAGTACGTGATGAACACCATCACCAAGGCATGGACCAAGTTCAAGGAGTGGGACGCTGAGTGCTTCGCGGTATTCAACGGAGAGTTGTACTTCGCTGATGGGACGACCGTGTACAAGGCATGGACGGGCGCGGCTGATGCAGGCGCGGACATCGTGGCCTACGGCAAGAGCGCATTCTCCACCTTTGGCAAGGCCGGGTTGCTCAAGCACTTCAAGCTGTACCGTCCATTCCTGCAAGCTAACGGTGACGTTGAGTTTCAGTCCGCATTGGACATCGACTACAGATCGCTTCCAATGACGGGGGGCACTTCGACGGCTGCCAGTACTGGTGGCATTTGGGACAGTTCGGTCTGGGACGGCGCGTCGTGGGGCGGCACCGAAGTCGTCACAAGCTGGACCTCGCCGGGGGAGCATCCAGGCTATTCCGCCGCCGGCAAGATCCAGGTAGCGACGAACACGCTGTCCGTGCAATGGATGGCGCATGATTTCATCTGGGAGTATGGAGGGCCGCTGGGATGATCTTCGCCGTCGAGTCTCTGAGGGACTGCTGGGACGAGGTAATTTTCCTCGCAAGCCAGCATTGGCAAGAGACGGAATCCTACCGGCATGGCCAAGGGTTCAGTCCGTCGAAGGAACGCTACCTTGCTTACGAGGATGCCGGGTGGCTGTTCCAAGTCACGGCGCGGGTGCATCACCACCTTGTCGGGTATGCGACGATGTACCTCTGCCCGTCGATGCACACGCAGCAGTTGATCGCGACCGAGGACACGTTCTTCCTGCTTCCCGAGTCGCGCAAGGGTCGGAATGCGATCCGCCTGCTCGACTTCGTGGAAGCGGAGTGCAAGCGGCGTGGCGCCGTCGAGATCTGCATGACAGCCAAACTCGGGAACCACGCCGGCAGGATACTTGAACTCCGTGGGTATTCTGTGGTAAGTAGGCAGTACAGCAAGAGTTTCCTCAGCCGGGCCGACAGCCCACGTCCTCAACCAAAGGAAGTGGAGTCGCCCGATGTGCAGTCCAGTCCCGCCGTCAGCACCGTCTAGCGCCAAGGGGGGTGCGGTCAACGGCGCACCGATGCAAGTCCCGGCGGCCACGGGCTACCAGTCCAAGGATCCGGCGGCCTCGAGCGCCCCGGTTTCGGCCTCGAGTGCCCCGGTCGCTCCGGCCCCGGCGGCTATCGACTACTCCCGCTATGCCGGGCATTCCCCGCTGGCGGCCTACACGTGGAACCCGAACGGGCTGCCGTCGAACTGGTCATGGGACGAGTGGCTGCGGGTGCAGCCCGAGGGAACCAAGGACCCGAGGATGTTTTCGGCCTCTGGTGAGGCCTCCCCGCCGGCCATGTGGACCGGGAGGCAGACCGACACGACGCTTCCTGGTGGCGCCTGGACCTCGAACCAGACCTCGCCGGCTGGCACCCCGCCGCCCGGAACGGCCCCCACCGGGACCGCCCCAACGGGCGTGCCACCGCCGGGCTACTCCCCTGCGCCGCCGACAACCACCACATCGCCCCCGCCGGCCAATCCACGGGCCGATACGACGCAGCCCCTCTATGGCGACCCGGCGACGAGCATGGCGAAGACTGGTGCAGATGTTGCCCCCGCTCCGGTCTCTCCCGGCGGGCTGCCGTCGCTGGCGGCGTCCTTCAACCCCATGTTCACCGCCGGCGGCACGCTTGCGGCCAAGCCGTCTGTCGTCCAACCAGCCGGACAGGGGAGGAACCGAGTAGGCAACGCCATGTTCAAGCGGTTCAACCCGAGATTCTGGAGCTACTAGGCCCATGTGCGCCCCGTCCCCTCCGCCCCCGCCCGACTACGCCGGCGCTGCTCGAGAGCAGGGAGCGGCGAACCTTGATGCTGCCCGAGCGCAGGGGAGGATCAACAACCCGAACGTCGTGAACCCCTATGGCACCCAGACCGTGACATGGGACGGCGATACCCCGACACTCACCCAGACGCTTTCCCCGACCGAGCAGGCGATCTACGACGCCAACGCCCGCAACCGAGTCGGCATGGGGAACCTGGCCGGACAGGGATTGGAGTCCCTGATGGGACTGATCGGGACCGGCGTGGACTTCTCGAGCGCCCCGGGCATGGGGCCCGCCTACGCCATGACGGGCACCCCCGAGGCGTTCGATCCCTCGACCCTGGGGGACTACGCTGCCTCAGTCTCGGCCCTGCCTGGCGCACCGCAAGCATCGGAGGCGATTCGCCGGAGGGTGATTGACGCCATGATGAGTCGTGCGGACGAGGATTTCGCCCGCCGGCAGGCCCAGATGGACTCCGACTTGGTGGCCCGCGGCCTGCGCCCGGGGACCGAAGCCTATGAGCGCGAGCGTGACTCCCTCAACCGGGCGCGGAACGACTACCGGATGCAGGCCGAGCTCGCTGGTGGCCAGGAGGCCGATCGCGCGTTCGGGCAGGATCTCTCGCGCCGTGGGCAGGCGTTTCAGGAACTCATCACCGGTCGTGGACAGCGGGCCGGAGAACAGGCCCAGCGGTTTCAGCAGAGTGGGCAGGCGCATGAACTCTGGGCGCGGCAACAAGCGCAGAGGTTCGGACAGCAAGACAATCTGCGCCGCCAGGCGATCACAGAGGCGCTGGCTCGACGCCAGATTCCGTTGAACGAGATCACGGCGCTCATGTCTGGCTCCCAGGTGAGCAACCCGTTCTCGGTTCCGGGCTACGCCCAGAATACGCAGGTGGCGCCTCCGCCGCTGTTCGCCGCTACCCAAGCGCAGGGTGCGTGGGACCAGAATGCCTACAACCAGCGAGTAGGTAGCTTCAACAACATGATGAGCGGCTTGTTCGGACTTGGCTCCGCATTCATGACGGGTCCCAGATGAATGATCCCTATGGTTTGATCGCCTCGGGCATCCCGCCTGAAATGATGGCGGAATACGCCAAGCTCGCGAAGCAGCAGCAGATCGCCGATGCCATGATGGCGCAGGGTATGCGCGGCCCGCAGAATCTCGGCGGTCCCGGTTCGACGCTTTCCTGGACGCAGGGCCTCGCGCAGATGCTCCAAGCCTACAACGCGCGTGCAGCGCGGGACGCTGCGGACAAGGGGATGTCTGGGCTTGCCGACAAGCGCCGCCAGATGGTCGCGGATGCGATCTCCGACTACCAGCAGAGGGTTGCGGACCAGCCGGCGATTCCGGCACCTCCGGAGGAACTCGGCGGCGGCCCTGGAGCGCCGATTCGCCCAGCAGACCCCATCGCGAAGCGCAATGCCATCACCGAGGCGATGGTGAGTGGGCTACCCGAAATGCGCCGCCTCGGGGAGCGCGATTTCGCCGTCATGGAGGCCGAGAAGAAGCGCGAGGACGAGCAAGCATGGCGGCATGAACAGGCAAGGATGGCGGCGCAGGAACGTGCCGCAGCGAGGGCGGATACGCTCGCGGCAAAGGCGCAGGAATTGACATTGCGACTCGAAGACCGAGCGCTAGACCGCGCTTCGCGCGAGGACATGAACAAGCGGCTCATGGCACTCAACAAGGAACTCGGCATGGCGCGAGTCGAAGCAACGCGCTACGCCGCCGACGCGCGGAAGGATGCTGCCGCCGCGAAGGCATCGGAAAAGGATGAGGCAAAACAGCGGGCGCAGCAGACCGTCACCTCGATC